CAAAATAAGCGATGTTATTTCCTGTCCTATTCCCTTACCGTTTGACAAGGAGAAAAACGAAAATAAGGAGCTTTTAAATTTATCTTAACTCCCTATCGTTTTGTAAGCAATTAAGAAGGCTTATTGTCGTCCTTATCTGCTTGTCGTTCTGCAAGGAGTAGATCCGAAATAAGAGGGCTAAAAACTTCGCTTATCTGCTTGTCATTTCTCAGGGAGTTAAGAGGGGTTATTATTGCTATTAATTGTTTGATAAATGATAGGGGGATATATCCACTTTTCTCGGCGTTCGCTCGGAGTTCAACACACATAACCCTGCCATTTGTCAGGCATATTTACTGCCACTACCTAATCAAAACCTAAGTATTTCCTGTTTCCTTTTCCTAAACGAATAATTTTTTTATCAAAACACGCGCTCCATTTATCGCACCCTTTTTTTGGAACGCTCTGCTTACTTAAACCCTTGATATATCTAGCTTTTTTTAACATTTAAACCGTCTAATATGTAGTATTTGTTCGTTTTGTAAATTGCACACTACTTCATATCGTCCTACAATCTCAAACCATTCAGCCAAAATCTATCTCCTTTTTTAGTATACTTCAAAAACTTCTTATAGTGCTTACGATACCTGTCACGTTTCATATACCTTGGTCTTTCAGGGAAACCATCAAACATATATCCACCACGTCTAGGACTCCACCCTGGTTCTACCTTTCTGCCTTCTTTTAGTGCAAGCTCCCAGTAGTATTGGCAATCCGTTTTACTACGGTTCAGGGTATGCTTGTGGATATCTAGACAAGTACCGCAACTAAAATACAAATACCGTTTATAAAGCAACCTGCACCGTCTCCCACAATCAGGGCAAAGAAAGAAATATCGATTACCTCCCTTAGTTCCTGCTATTCTGTCTAATTCAAATGACTCTCCACCAAAATCAATCATTAAACTATCCAAATCAATTTCTAAACGTTGACCGTCCAACTCGGCTATACCCTTAGTTATTCCTCTCAGCTTCATTGGTTTAGTGATTGTTTCTATTGCTAACTGCTTCATTATTTCCCTCTATATGGAAAAACCCAAAACTATTGGGTTCAGTAGTAGTGAAACCACAAAAAGAGGCAATGCCCCTTTGCTACTATTCTTCACTGAGTAAGCCACTTACTACCACATCACGGACAAATTGAGCTTGTTTTTCTTTGGGTAGTTGCAAAGCTTCAAGTAAAGACTCTAGAACTTGCTTGTCAGTTCCTGCAATCAACTTCTTAATGATATTCTGGAATTGTCCTTCCAAGTACTCGCAAAAATGTATCCGCTGTGCTTGTGTCGGCTGCACTGGCACTGGTGAGCTATCTGTAATCAGCAAGAAGCAGGCTTCCGCGATTTGGGCGAATAACTTTGCACGCGCTTCAGGGTGTCTGTATAACTCATAGGCATTTATGCTAGTGTCTTCCGTCCGGAGCTTCTCACCTAGTTCAATCAGTTTAGGCGTATCTTCAAGACATACTGGTGTTGCATCCGCCATAAAATCATCACGTTTGCGATTGAGTTCCTCCAGTTCCTGATCTGCCTGTTCAAAGTATGTTTGTTCTGTCATGTTGTTTTTCCTCTTTCTGTTTTTAAGGGTTTCACTAGTAGTTACATCATTGCAAGGGGGTCGGTACTATCTACCCCATTTTGTTATCTGTATAATACCAATACGATAGCCACCGAATTAAAGGATTCACTAGATGGTGTACCAGAAAATTTAACGCCCAGCACTTCAACAGTTGCCATGAAGTCATTGATCTCTTTCTCAAAGTCTTCTTTTTCCCATCGTCTAGTATATTCAAATAGCTTGGCTTTCATGTATTTTCTCCTTTGATTGGTGTTTAAGTAGTTTTTGTTGACCTTCTTTGGTGTTTTGTTGACCTTCTAGGTTACGCCTTCCACCTTACTCTCCCAAGGGTTTAGGTCACTTGTTGACCATGTTGACCTTCTTTTGAAGTCGTAGCTCTTATATATAAAATATATCTATTTCATTTACATTCTTGTTTTTAAAAAGAAGGTAACAAGGTCAACATAAGGGATATAAAAGCAGTAGTACCAAGGGTTTAGGATGTTGACCTTCTTCAAAACAAGGTCAACAAGAAGGTCAACAAATTCCGTAAAAACCCAGTCATATCAACGGTTTAGAGCATTATGAGAAGGTCAACATTATTCTTTTTTAGTTATAGCATGATTTACTCGACCCAGTTTTTGTCTCTCAAACTCCAACGGATCTAGTTTGTCAAAATCTTCAATTCTAACACGAGCCTTTTTGAGTTGATACTTATTAGGTGTTAACTGCTGTAGGTGTCTGATAGTATCTTTTCCTGCCCCGTAAACATTGGGCTTGGGTATTCCCATATCTTCAGCATAATGTTTCAGCGATCTGGTCATTATAAAAACAGGTACTACGTCCAGCTCATGCCAACCTCTTTCCATGTATTCATGCTTAACCCATGAAAGCAAGTAGTCATTATCCTCTTGGTATTCTTCTAACAGGTCTTTGACTGTTTGAGGTTCGATAAAGTGAGTAAATGGCTCTTGATTGATAGCTTTGTAAAGTGCGTATTCTAATACTTCATCGTTGGCCAAAAATTCATTTTTTATCCAAGGTTTTTCCTTCTCCCCGTTAAAGTCAGCATTAAAAGGGACGATCATAATTCTACGATACCAGCCTTTTGTCTTGTTGCCGCCATTGGGGATATAGTTGCCTGAAAAGATATTGAATAACTTGAAAGTAGCTTCAAAGGCTGGGCGTCCTTTGGGATTGACTAGAACAGTGTCGCCACTAGTGATACTCATTAGATCCGACGGATTTTTTAAGTATTCGTTTGGGGCTTCATCTCCGATATTACAAACTTTACCTACCAGGGTTTCTAAGTTATGCTTTTCAGCAAACTGTGCAGGTTTTAAGGCTGATATATTGCTTTCCCCTATTAGATTGATAAGGAAGCGCTGAAATGTCCCTTTACCATTGTTACCGTCCCCGTAGAAGATGGCAAACTTATTTCGGGTATGGTTAGGGTTAATAGCTTCAAGGATAATCTGCCAAAACAGTGTTACCAGTTCACTGTCATTACAAGCAATTGAGTTTAGCCAATCATCAAAAGTTTTGCCCTCTCTATCTGTTGGGACTCGTTTAGGCGCGTGGTAGGCCGTGCTTATCTTACTTGTAATTACATACTTAGGACTAAAGGGGAGTAGCTCCTTAGTTTCTAAGTTGATAATGCCATTCTGTACTGGAATGAGGTTGGAACTTTCTAAAGGTTTTCGTATCTTTGCCAATGTTCTAACCATTAACTTAATCTGAGGCCACTCTCTGGGTTTAATTCTAACGTCAAAGGTCTTACACAAAAGATTGAATAGATCATTACTAGCGGTATAGATACCCTCGTCTAAATCATAGATATAGAGCAAGCTATAATCAGGTATATTGCTCTTGCTGATAAAAGTAAATGTGACAATCTCGCTCAGTATTTTTGCTACTGTGAATGTCTGGGGCATGGCCACCTTTTCGGTAACGTCCCCTGTGGTCTCATTTACCTTAGTTTCGGTATGTTCTGCCCGCCATTCTTCTCCAGCTTTAAAGATACGATTTTCAAGCTCCTTCATCGTTCTAGGAGGTTGTTCTTGCTCTCTGACCTCCAAGATTTCACTTTTTAGGTTTGCTAATTCTTCTAGTTCTATGGTTCTAACCTCTCTTTCTATATTCAGCCCGTGCTATACTGCTAAAAGTGCGGTCTAGCTCCTCAATAGGCAATGGTTCAACTGTCACGCTATTGGCTATCTTAGTAAGTTCATAGGCGGTCTCTAGGTCACAATCAACCCACTTATTAAAGAGTAAACCTACAAAGCGTGTCAGCGCTACGTTTCGCCCTCCCTCGTCTCCAAATCCGTTGAAAAGCGTGTCAATGATCCTCATGGTCATAGATTTCTGACCGCTTGGCCTTGGAGTGTATGGAAGACTTGTAGCATTCTGTTTGACTGGTTCAACCGTTGTCTGTGGTACTGGATAATCAAGTCCATGCTCTACAATTTTTTGATAATTTGCTGGGTTGCCTGTTGTTACTGGTAGCCCTTGGAGTTGTGACCATGTTAAACTGGCCATGTCAAAGGGTAGCCCAATCTTATCAGCAATCTCTTTCACTACCTGCTTATAGGTGGCCTCATTCATCACGTTGTCAGGCTTCACTACAAGGCGAAAACGGGGCTTTTCTAAGCTATGTTTAATAGTCGGGTATAAGATATAGGAGTAGCCAAATAAAGCGCTAGAAACGGCCTTTATAAAGCCCTCAGACGTCCCCTGTATATCGTCATAATCAAGGAAAATCAAATCCCGATAGATTAGACTGGAGTTGTTTCGCTTGTAACTGCCATGCTTTTCTGGCGTCACTTTCCCACTGATACAGTAAGGCGCTTGTGTACGTTTAAATTCTTCAATGTTTGCCCCTTCAGGGACTACCAAAGGCTTAAAGCGTTCAATGTACTGGAACGGCTCAATTTTATCAAATGGATAGACAAGATTACTCTGAAAGCCTTTAGCCTCATAAATTGTCATACTATCGCCCCTTTTTGCGTTTCTTTTTTAACTTCTTCAGTAGCTTTTGTTCTTGGAACTGTTCCAAAGATCTGCCACGGTGCTTATACAATTTAATGTCATGATAATGTCCTCCGCCCTGTGCTGGGTGTGTGTTATATCTACCCATTTTCTACCCCCAGAAACTTCCAGATGTCAGTTATTTTATAATAAACCTTTCTTGTATCTTCAAGCGGTGGATGGTATCGCCTCAACCCTGCTTTTTCCCATTTTTGGAGTGTCAGATATTTTATATCTAACTCGCCCATGACTTCCTGGGCTGAGATTAAACCTGTCAGTCGTGGTTTGACTGTATCACGCGCTTTCAGGTATCTTTCCACTATCTCCAGAATGCCATGCGCTAGGTCTTGCTCACTTTCTCGGCTTAGGCTAAACATATCCGCCCACCTCCTTCAAGGTTTCTTTATAGCTTTCTAGGTCGCTGTTCATCAACACCGCTAGGCGCTTTTCTTCTTCTCGTATCTGATTGTAAAATGTTTTTGCTCCGTCCAGTAGCTCCTCTTTGTTAGCAGGGATAAAATATCCTCTAAATGTCCCATGGCGAACCCCAACAATAGGAACGCTATGGCGCGTGATTAGACGGCTGATAATATCTTGCACGGTTCTTTCTGCTAGCTTAGTAATCAGGCTGATTTCTGCCCCTGTTATGGAGTTCTCAGCCCCTACCTTGATTAGTCTTAATACTCGTTTGTCATTCTCTGATAGACTCATTCAGTTCCTCCTCTCCTTTGCTTTTATTCACAACGGTTATTTGTCCGCTCACTACCCCTTGCAAAATAGCTTTTTGAGTTTCTATGATTGTATCCAAAGTTTTCAAAATAGCTGTCTTAGTCTCTAAATCAAACGCTTGTTTTGTCAACAAGCTCATAGTTACAGCTAACTTTGTTGCATTGTCCATACACGTAGCTAGAAAAATCTCTTTAGTAAAATAAGGTTCATCTGGTATTTTTTCACTATCAAGGTATATCTTCACTATGTAACTCATTTCATCCCTCCGTAAACTCTTACCCCTGCAAGCTGGATATATCGCCCATATTCAGGGTTTAAATCCTCGCTAGGTGTTTCTATCGTCTGTTGGTTTTCTCGCTCTATTTTGACGCTTTTTTTGCGGTCTCGGTGGTTTAGATAAAGCAGTAAGCCAATCAATACCATCATAAAGACAACCGCTTGTGTATTGGTCAAATCTAATTCATTCATGTCATGCCCTCGCTTTGTAATTCTTGATATAGTCCACTTGATCAGTTCGCTCCATCTTCAGGAACTCGTCCACCTCTTCGGTGCTTACCTTTCTATCTACAAAATCAGCAATAAACTGGAAGAGGTTCGGATTTCTCTCCTTGATTTCAGCCATTTGTTTATCAAATTCTGCTTGTGTCATGTTGTCTAGGTCTAGTGTCATTGCATCGCCTCCTCAAACTTCTCTATAAGACAACTTTTATTTACTCTCTGAGTTCCATTTTTAGAGTTAAAAAGAATATCTTTTAAGGTTACAGTAGCCTCTAAATACTCCTTTTCAGCATGCTCTATATACGCCTGTTGCTCTGCTTCGTTCTCAAAAAAGTGCTTGGCTTGGCGTTTAAAGAAGGCTTGTCGCATAGCGTCCATTTCAAAAATACCAGGGGAGAAAAAGACTCCCGTAGTGCTTTTAGAAACTGCCTCGATTTTATAGCTGTCATTCAATTCAGGAAGTTCAATCCAAAGTAAACGGTGTAAATTTTCTTTGATGAATTTTGTCTGATTTGCCAATAACGAAAGTCTACTAAGCCCATTTTTTTCGCCAATTTCTCGCATTTCTGCGCTAATTCTGTCTATATGTCTAGTTAAATTCTCGTATGTTGTTTCTGTCATGTTTTTTACCTTTGTTTCTATGTTGTGTAACTGCCCTGAGGGCTTTTAATGCTTTTTTTCCTGTCACATACCTCACACTCAAAGTTTGGCGATAGAGAGTGTGGGGATTTTTAATGGTTGTTTCTTATACAGTTTTTCTTGTAATGAAGTTCCTCACGCTCAGAGTCGCCAAATTGAAAGCGTGAGAAAGTACCAGTTTTAAGAGTTGGCGCTCTCCGTATGGTCAAATTGCCCTAAATATGCTATAATCTAGGTATAAATCTTTACTAAAACCTCTTTGATAATAGCTTGCCTGCTTTGTTAAATTCGTTTTAGTGTTAGTGTGAAAGGCTCTGCGGTGTGGTTATTGCTAAGCCTTTTTTTGTTGCTCTCACGCGCTTCTTTGGCGTGTTTTTTTATTTCTGAATGCCATAGCCTTGATTTCCTGATAACTCATATTCAAGCCAATCATGGCTATTACCATATCCTCAAAGGCTTGATATTGCTCCAGCTCGTCACTGGTCAAGCTATCGATGCCATTATAGCCCCCACGTTCTTCCCTTAACTGTTTAGCATTCCTATCGGTTACTGCTTTCAGTAGCAGGTTGTTCATAGTGCTATGCGCGTGCTTTGGGGCTTGTTCCCAGTTCTCAATGCTGTCATGCAAGGTTTTTCTTTTTGGCTTTTCTAGCGCCCTCTGCATACGAAACTTAGAAAGTTCCTCACGCATTTCAAAGAAAGCTTTGACCAGGTTCATTTTGAATTTACGAACTGGTGCAGTATTCTTTAGATAAGTGATCAGCAAGGTCGCTTGTTGCTCATTCAAGCGATAGATTTTCATTGGTCTCCCTCGCCCGTCTAATTTACGCATTTCAAATGCGATAATTCCGTAGCTTTCAAAATCAGCTTTATGCTTCCTTAAAAGTTCTTGTATTGTGTGATGAGTGACTTCAGCACATTCAGCGATAATTTCGCTTGTAGTATACGGCTCTTTCTTACCGTCCATGTAGACTAGTTCCATTGGTTTTCTCCTTTCTAGCTATAAAATAGTTCATCTATGGTTATATCTGATTTGATTTCTGCAACCATTGACTTAATCGCTAGGCGTTCCTTGTCATTGAATGGCGTTTTACCTAATTCTTTGTTGTTGTATGACTGCAAAGAAATATCTAGCTTGTCCGCCATCTGTTGTTGAGTTAGTCCTAACATAACCCGATAGCCTCGTAGTTTGCTCATAGCTTTCCCCCTTTCTAAAAAATCCCCCCTCCATGAATAGATTGAAAGTGTGAAAGGTTGGAGGGGGTGGTATCCGATTTGGATAACTTGTGTTTTATTATATATCCGTTTCGGTTAATTGTCAACTGTTTTTTAGATTTTTTTGTATCATTTCTTGATACTTTTCTAAAAATCAGATATAATCATCTTTGAAAGGTGTGATAAATTATGAATAGATTGAAAGAACTGAGAAAACAAAAAGGGCTAACCCAACAAGGATTAGCTGATGAAATTTCTGTATCTAAAATTACCGTATTGCGGTGGGAAAACGAGGAACGCCAAATTAAACCAGAAAAAGCCCAGCAACTAGCTGACTACTTCAAGGTAAGCGTTGGGTATCTGTTGGGGTATGAGGATGACTCTAGCTTAATAAAAGAATTAGGCCAAAAAATTTCTAAAATGTCCGGTACAGAGGCAATGGATTTTGCTTTTACAGAAGAAGGTGACTTACTCGCTGAATTAATGTATCAAGCTGAATTGAAGAAGGAAAAGCAAAACAACAAAAAATTTAGAAATTTTGTTAAGTTCTTAAAAACAAATATAATCGTTTTAAACGATGAAGAAATTGAAAATTTTTACAATATGCTTTTAACTGCTGATTTAAACAGTGGAAATAAAAAGAAATTATTTGAAAAAGTGGCAGATGAAGACTTTACTAAAGCTGTTGATTTCTTAGAAAATAACGGATATACTATCTTTTTCGATAAATCATATAGCGATGACTAATATCTTCTAAACCATCGGCGAAGCCGTAGGCATATATAGAGAGAATTAAAAAGGAGTAAAAAAATTATGAAATTTTGTCCTGAATGCGGAAATTCTGTTGTTGGTTGCAAGTTTTGTCCGAATTGCGGATACTCAATCAATGTGTCACTTACAACTTCTCCCCAAAAAGTAGCAACTCCATCGTCTAGACCTTCTACTGTAAGAAGTAAACGTACTGATAAAGTCGGACCTCTTGAAATAGATAAAAATCATCGTACATATAGAATACATGGAGCAAGAAAAGCAAAAGGTTCATCAGGTCTGATTGGCGGAACTGCTAAAGTTGTTGGAAAAACCACCTTAGCGCTTGGGACAGGCGGTTTATCTTTGATTCCATCTTTAATTAAAAAAGATAAAAATGATACCGACTGGTACTCCTTCGATGATTTAGTATCTTACGAATTAGTTATAAACGATCAGTCTGTTGTTTCCGGCGGTGTTGGACAAGCTTTAGTAGCTGGAGCGGTATTTGGTGTAATAGGAGCCGTAGCTGGCGGAATCGTCGCTAAAAGAAAAGCAACTACCAAGATTTTGAATATGACAATCCGAATAACATCTAACGATTTTACTAAACCAGTTGTTTTTATAGATTTAATTAAAAAACCTGTTAAAAACACATCTAAAGAATACAAAGAAGCTATTGAAAATGCTCAAAAGATTATTGGAGCTCTAGATGTTATTACCCATAATTCATAAACAAAACTCCCCCACCTCGTCGAATACCCCCCTTTTTTCATGGTCTATTGTGCAAAAACAGGGGAATTTGAAGAATAGAAAGCCAATTTTACAGACTAAAGCTAAAAAATAAGCGAAATTGACAAATAGAAAAAGACAAGCTAGCTACTGCCAACTTGTCTAATAGTACCTAACTGAAAATAAGCGAAAGGTTAGGTATTTACAACATCATTATACCACTCTTGCATTTAAAAAGCGACTTACACCATACCCACGCGCCACAATGTCCAACAATCATGAAGCGCGTGGATTCTCAAGCTTCGTTCGAGCTTCAAGCCCATATAAGCCCCATATCTACTAATTTTGTTGATGTCAACAAAAGTCAACTACTCACAATGTTTTAGAAAGGATCTCATGAACGAATTACAATTTTTAATCTATACCGCTGACAACGATAGCGAGACAGCTAGTGTCATCATCAAAGGCGAAACGATTTGGGCTAGTCAGAAAGAAATGGCTAGACTTTTCGATGTCGGTGTTCCTGCAATTAGTAAGCACTTAAAAAATATCTTTGAAGAGGGAGAATTAGAAGAAAAGGTGGTTGTTTCCAAAATGGAAATAACCACAAAACACGGTGCAATTGCTGATAAAACCCAAACTAAGGATGTCAGCTACTACAACCTTGATGCCATCATTTCAGTTGGTTACCGTGTCAATTCCCAAAAAGCTACGAGATTTAGACAGTGGGCTACTTCGGTACTTCGTGAGTA